ATATTTCGAAGAACTTCGCCTGGCAGGAGCGGTCGAGGAATTATATCATGACGAGGATGAGGCGCAACTGATTCGTCTTATGAAAGTGCGACGAGGGTTATGGACGTAAGGACAGCAGGATCACAGATACAAGGAATCGTATTACATATCTCTGATGTGATTCTCCATGATACGAAACCTCAAGTGACCTTTGTGGTTACGATGAATATCGATACGATCCAATCCCCCTCAGATGGGGATGGTGAGTTATTCAATCAACAATTCGGTCAGGAAATTCTCAAGCAATTGATTCACCAATTACAGGGGGTCCCCCATGACTGAACGTATGATCACCACACACTTTTCCTATAAAGAATTGACCCGTTCTGGTACGGCTATTCGTATGGGGGTGGATAATGCTCCCACAGAGGAGCATCTTGCTAATTTGAAATTGGTGTGTGAGAATGTATTAGAGCCTGTGAGGAAAGTCTATGGTCCTGTGGTCGTGAATTCAGGATATCGTTCAATGGCTCTGAACATGATCGTGAATCCAATGACGACCACGCTGACCAAAGTTAGTAAACATTGTACAGGTCAGGCCGTGGACTTTGAAGTTCGTGGTGTGGAGAATGTAACGTTGGCGCAATGGTGTGTCGATCATCTATGGAGTTTCGATCAAATCATTCTTGAATTCTATATACCAGGCGATCCAAATTCAGGATGGGTTCATGTGAGTTGGTGCGCCGCCCCACATGTCGTGGTGATCGGTGTTGATGATCAATGGAAGCCCAGGAAAGAAGTCTTTACCTCCGTCCGTTCACATGGACAAGTGATCTATACCAAAGGAATTCAACCATGATTCAAGATGTACAAGATTTTCAAGAGGCCACTAATCAATTCGATACGTATCGTCCTGAGCATAATTTTTATCATCGATTGATTCGTGAAGAATTTACTGAATTGTTCGATGCTGTTGCTGAGCAGGATGAAGTGGAAGAATTTGATGCTTGTCTTGATTTGATCTATGTGGTGATTGGGCATATGATTCAACGTGGATGGGATGCTCAAGGTGGTTGGAATGAGGTACAGCGTTCAAATATGGCGAAAGTTGATCCCAGCACAGGACATGTCCACCGTCGTGAGGACGGGAAAATTCTCAAGCCGGCGGGATGGACGCCACCGGAGTTACAACCATTTCTCAAAAAGAAGGAGAGGTAGATTATGCCGAAGATTGTGTTGTTGATGGTTCAAGGTGTGGGACCCATTTGTGGTGAGTTGGTGGAAGTGAATTCATGGGCCTACGGTTCGGTCGTCACAGAACCCGCACCCACGGTACTCAAGCGCCCAGTGATGGTCGGTGTCGTACCAGGAAGAACCCCACAAGAGAAGGGCCAGCTTGGATTCAATCCATATCTGGAATTTTCCAATGAATTTGATTCTGGAATCCCATTCGAACAGGTCAATATTTTACATACCCTGACTCCACTTCTTGAGGTGGAAAATGCGTATCGTCAGAATTATACCGATACCGGATTGATTCTACCTCCTAGTGGTAGTATCCCCGGCGGACTCCATCGAGTTTAATCTTGACATCCCACGGCTGTTGTGTTATACTAGCATCATGAGATATTATACAAACGTTGCCGTGTCTGGTTCTAATCTGCTTTATCGTGGCATCCAAGATGGTCGGCCTGTACGGCTAAAAATTCCGTACAAGCCGACTGCCTATCTACAATCCCCTACTCCTACAAAATATACGAATCTGCAAGGGCAATATCTTGCCCCTATTCAATTTGAAAATATGTATGAAGCGTTCCTCCATAAGAAACGCTATGAGAAGGTGGCAGGATTTCAAACTTATGGCATGGCCTCGCATGAATATGCGTTCATTGCCGAAGAACATCCCGAAGATGATATTCAATGGAAATTAGAAGATGTTGTGGTTGCCTATATCGATATTGAGGTTGGTTCCTCTGAGGGATTTCCTCATGCAGATCAAGCCACTCAACCTGTGACCGCCATTACCATAAAGTTATCGAACAGCGCCAACTATCATGTGTTTGGATATGGGAATTACACACCCCATCGAGGTGATGTTCGTTGGCACCTCTGTCAGAATGAGGAGCATATGCTCCAACAATTTTTGACATTTTGGACCGAGTCCCCACCAGATATCGTCTCGGGTTGGAATGTCAAGACCTTCGATATTCCCTATCTGGTCAATCGCATCACCAATTTATGGAATGCCGAGGAAGGGAATCGGCTGTCGCCTTGGGGAATATTGAAAAATAAGGTCGAACAGTTCTATGGTAAGGATATCTCAACCTGGGATATGGTAGGAATTTGTACGCTCGACTATCTCCAATTATTTCGGAAGTATGCCCCCAATCATGCCCAGGAAAGTTACAAGCTTGGTGATATCGCCTCGGTTGAACTCGATGAGACCAAGCTCTCCTATGATGAATACGATTCGCTCCAGGCGTTATATCTCAAAAATTATCAGAAGTTCATAGAATATAATATTCGGGACGTTGAACTAGTCACCAAGCTGAATGATAAGAGTCGATTGGTCGACATGGCGATCACCTTGGGGTATGACAACAAAACAAATTTTGATGATGTCTTTACCCAAGTCCGTATGTGGGATTGTATTTGTTATAATCATCTCCTCAAGAAAAACATCATTGTCCCACAGAAGCGAACCCATCACAAAGATAAGTCCTATGAGGGTGCCTTTGTCAAGGCGCCTCAATTGGGTCGTCATCGTTGGGTGGGATCATTCGACTTGAATAGTTTGTATCCCCATTTGATCATGCAGTATAATCTCTCTCCTGAGATGTTGGTCGAAGAACGTGATCATACCCCTGCCATGAAAGAAGTCTTGGCTCAAGGTGTGACAGTGACGAAACTCCTTGAACAGAAGATTGATTTGTCAAAACTTCAAGGCTGTACCATGACACCGAATGGTCAGTTCTTTCGGACAGGTCGACAGGGATTTTTATCTGAGATTATGCAGACCATGTATGATGGTCGCGTGATCTATAAGACCAAGCAGATCGAGGCACAAAAAGAGAAGGAAAAATGTACCGATCCCATTCGTAAGAAAGAGTTGATTTATCTCATTTCTCGGTATAAGATTCTTCAATTGGCCAAGAAGGTCGCACTCAATTCCGCTTACGGTGCGATGGGTAATGAATACTTCCGATTCTTTGATGTTCGTATTGCCGAGGGTGTGACCCTGGCAGGACAGTTGAGCATTCATTGGATCGAATCGAAGTTAAATGACTATATGAGGAAACTCCTGAAAACCACGGATGCGGATTATATTCTGGCCATGGATACTGATTCGGTCTATTTGAATTTAGGTCCCTTGGTGGATAAAGTCTATTGGAATAAGATCAGCAAACGAGTTGAGTATCCTCCAACTCCCGCGGTCATTGAATGGATGGATGGCGCCTGTGCGAATATTCAGCGCATGGTGATCGATCCTGCGTTTCAGTCGTTGTCGGATTATGTGCATGCCTACGGACAGAAGATGCAGATGAAGCGGGAATCGTTGTGTGATACCGCAATCTGGACGGCCAAGAAACGCTATATCTTGAATGTCTATGACGAAGAAGGGGTTCGCTATACCGAACCAAAGATTAAGATCACTGGGCTTGAAGCGATCAAATCCTCAACCCCATCGGCCAGTCGAACAAAAATTAAAGAGGCCCTGAAGATTATTCTGAATGGCTCTGAACAGGAACTCCAAATATTCATTGCAGATTTTCGTTCGAAGTTCAATGCCTTGCCTTTAGAAGAGATTGCCTTCCCTCGTTCGGTGAGCGGGACAGAAAAGAATAAAGGTGAGGCCACCGGTATCCTGGAATTGATCGAGGATGATCCTGGTGTGGTCTGTAAGGGTGGGACACCAATCAATGCGCGAGGTGCCATGGTCTATAACCATTTCATCGAACAGCTTGGTTTGGAGGGTCATTATGAACGGATCAATGACGGAGATAAATTGAAGTATATCTATCTTCGTGAACCAAACCGATTTAACTCCTATGTTATGGCGTTTTTGACGCGCTGCCCCAAAGAATTTCAGTTACAACTTTGTGTGGATTATGAAGCACAGTTCATGAAATCCTTTCTTGATCCTTTGAATATTGTGCTCAAAGTGATTGGTTGGAAGCCAGAAGTGGAATTGAGTTTGGAGGATTTCTTTTCATGAAAGACCACTTTGAATACATACCAGGATGCCATATTGTTCCAGGTCATTTGGTGCATTGTACCCGGTGCGGAGCAGAATACCCCAGCACCCATAAGGTCTATGGTCGCCGACTTGTAGGCCCCGGTCCCCACTATTGGATGTGGTATTGTGCCATAGATAATTGTTATGGTAGTGGCAACGATATCGTGCCTGTGAGTGTGACAGAAGATAGTCATTGACTTTTTTGTGTGGATATGATATTATATAACGAATGGAGGATGTATGCGTTTAACCTATGAGCAAATTGCCGAAGCCTGTCATGAAGCCAATCGTGCGTATTGCCATGCCTTGGGAGACTACACCCAGTTGCCTTGGAGCATGGTGCCTGCGAATATCAAGCAATCTGCCCTGGATGGGGTGACCTTTCATTTGGCGCATCCTGATTCCAGTCCTGACGCGAGCCATACCAATTGGTATAACTTCAAGAAGGCAGATGGTTGGGTCTATGGCCCCATTAAGGATGCCGATAAAAAGGAACATCCTTGTATGGTATTATATGGCGAACTTCCCGTGGAACAACGCGCCAAAGACTATATCTTTGCAGCACTGGTCGAGACCCTCCGTAAATTTTAACACCACATCAGGAGACATAATGGGCATTTTAGATACGCTGAAAAAGAATTCAACCATCAAGGAAACGGATGTCTTGTCTGACTCCGTGTTATTCAATGAAAAGGATATGATCACCACAGAGGTGCCTATGATCAATGTGGCATTATCTGGGAGTCTGGAAGGTGGACTTGCGCCAGGTATCACAACGATTGCAGGACCGTCTCGGTATTTCAAGAGTAACTTTGCCTTGCTGTTGGCCAAAGCGTATCTGGACAAGTATCCTAAAGATGCCGCCATTCTGTTGTATGATACTGAATTCGGCACACCCAAATCCTATTTCGAGGCATTCAAGATTGATATGGATAAAGTGATTCATACACCAGTCACGGATGTTGAAGTCTTGAAGCATGATATTATGACACAGCTTGCCTCAATCAAAAAAGGCGATCATGTGATCATCATTGTCGATTCCTTGGGTACTCTGGCATCCAAGAAGGAAGTAGATGATGCCTTGGAAGGAAAGTCTGTTGCGGATATGACCCGCGCCAAGGCACTGAAATCGTTGTTTCGCATGGTCACGATCCACTTGCGTATCAAGGACATCCCAATGATTGTCGTGAATCATACCTACAAAGAGATTGGTCTCTATCCCAAGGATATCATGGGTGGAGGCACTGGACTCATGAACAATTCTGATACGGTGTGGTTCATGGGACGGCAACAGGAGAAAGACGGTACCGAACTTCAGGGATACAACTTCATTATCAATGTGGAGAAGTCTCGTTTTGTCAAAGAAAAGAGTCGTATCCCTATTTCTGTGACCTTTGATGGCGGCATTGAGCAATACTCCGGTTTGTTGGAAACCGCTCTGGAATCCGGGCATGTGACCAAGCCGTTGGTGGGGTGGTATCTCAAGAAAGGCGATACCAAGAAGGTGCGCGAAGCAGAGACACTAACCAAGGAATTTTGGGAAAGCATCTTGATCGACCCAGAGTTTCGGAATTTTATGAGGAAGAAATATGAGGTGGCCTATGGGAATATTCTCAAGACTGTATCGGTGGTTGACGAGGAAGAAGACGCCGAAGACGCTGTGTGAAAATGTCGATTATGTTTTAGGTGAGTATATCATTGGGGATGACTCTCCCCCGATCTCTACAGTCAAGCTGTTGACGACCGTATATCGGGGTGTGGAGTATTGTTATCTCAACGTCCGGGTGTCGGAGCATGGCGGAACTGGACAACTCTCCTTCAAATATTCATTCATAGATACAGCCAGCTTTGATAGCGCGGAACTCAAGGTAGATCGTGAGTTTGTGACGATAGCGGGCCAGGTATTGGAATCTATTTTACTGCGGGAAGGCACCACGAATGATTCGATTGGAATTATCAATCCTCAAAAATCTGATTTATAACGAACCGTATCTCCGTAAAGTTCTTCCTCATATTCAGACTTCCTATTTCAGTGATACCTGCGAACGGCTGGTGTTTGAGGAAATCAATCGATTTGTCACCAAGTATAATACTGCTCCCACCCATGAAGCCCTGGTCATTAATCTGACTGAAGCGGTGAGCTTGAGGGAAGAAGAGGTCCGCGGTTCGATTGAAGTTCTCAAGCAATGTTATCAAGACAAGGATAATCCAACTGATGTGCCGTGGCTTATTGATCAAACTGAAAAGTTCTGTCAGGAGAAAGCGATCTATAACGCGGTACTAGAAGTGGTTTCCATCATCGACAATAAAGATGGGAAGAAGAATAAAAATTCCATTCCCGATCTCCTCTCGAAAGCATTAGGCATCACCTTTGATACCCATGTCGGTCACGATTATATGGAACAATCGGATGATCGATATGAATTCTAT